GGTCAAATCGAGCAGGTCATTCAGCGCCTAGATGACTTGACCCATTCCCTCGCCGACCTTGCCTACCAGTCAGCCATTGCCGAGGCATCGTTCAAGAGCGCCTACGCCCAGGCACGACTGCGCCACCGTGCTGCGAGCAAGGAGAAACTGACCGAGGCCCTGCTGTCGGATCTAGCCGATGACGAGTGCGAGGAAATCCGCATGCAGTACCTAATCGCCAGCGCCAAACACTCGGCAGCCCGAGACGCCCTACGAGCTACTCAAAGCCAGTTGGATGGGCTTCGCACGTTGAGCGCAGGAGTTCGAGCAGTTTCGTAATACCAACCCAGAGGAGGGGAAATGTCCGTAGTACGCAGAAGAGACATGTGGCAATGCAGAAGGTGTGGCAAATGGCTACACCGTAGACACCGCACAAGCCATACAAACGGTCACTACCGTCAGAAGCAGAAAATAATCGCAGCATTGAGCGACCCTGATGCCGGTAGAAATCGACTAAAGCCAAAAGCAAAAGAGGCGTTGCAAGCCGTGACAGTCTGCGCTTATTGCAAAAAACGTGGAACTCTTGAACGAGGCCCAGATGACCTTTACTGGCACATGGATCACATCTTGCCCTGGTCAGTTGAGCAACTTGAACGCCTGGACAATTACGTGAAAGCCTGCCACACTTGCAACGTCAAAAAGGGCAACCGAACCGTCTACCCAGACCTTGATGCTTTCACCGGCGCATCCAAGAAATTTAGAAACACAGAGCTGTATCAAAAGTTGGTCGAAGCCGGCAAGATTGACCTACCCGATGTCATAACCCAGCAGTAAGATGTACCCAACCAGTCCAGAGGAGGACAAATGAAGTGCAGCACCCTAGTTAGAACCGACCAAATCGACCACGACCAATGGCTTGAGTATCGCCGGAAGGGTATCGGTGGAAGTGATGCCGGTGCAATCCTCGGCCTCTCACGCTACGCCAGCGCCTTCAGCGTGTGGCACGACAAGGTTCACGGAGCCGGTGAGTTCACCAGCAACGAAGCAATCGAGTGGGGCAACGACCTAGAACGCATCGTGGCCGAAAAGTACGCCAAGACCTCNGGAGACCGTGTGGTGGCAGTACCGGCGCTACTTCAGTCCGACACCAACCCGTTCATGCTTGCCAACGTGGACTTCTTCATCTTGTCTGACAATGCCCCCATCATTTACAAAGCAGGGGAAGTCACCGACATCCCACGCACGCTGGACTACGAGGACATTGCCGAGTACATCGAGGCCATTCTCGAAATCAAGACCACCGGCATCGCTGGCCGAGGCAACGCTTCAGCCTGGGCAAATGACGGAGTGCCACCGACCTACGAAGCACAAGGCCTGCACTACTGCGCCGTGACCAATCTTGACATGGTGGTGTTCGCAGCCCTCATCGGCGGTCAAGGTCTCGTGGTTCGTGAACGGATCTACACCTACGACCAAGTTGTCGAGCTAATCGCAGCCGAGCGCAAGTTCTGGGCGCAGGTCGAGAGTGGGGAAGCCCCCGAGCCTGATGGCATCGAGGCCGACTTTGCCATCATCAAGTCGCAGAACCCCGTCTCTGACGGAACCGCAGTCGAGGCCGATGACTTCGTGGCCGAGAACATCGCTCACTACCGCACGCTAAAGGCGCAGGCTGACGAGCTGGACACTCAACTCAAGGCAACTCGAGCCAAGATTGAGGCGTTTGTCGGGTCGGCCGAAACCGTGACCTACGAAGGCCAGACCCTGCTGACCTACAAGTCCACCAAGCCCCGTGCCACGCTGGACACCAAGTTGCTNACCGAGACCCACCCCGACATCGTGGCCGAGTTCACCTACGAGCGCCCAGGCTCCCGAGTCCTACGGATCAAGGGGGAGTAGTGGCTTGCATAAACTGCCACCGGCCAATCTCGATAAGATGGTCGTTCGGCAAATACTGGTATCACCTTGACACCGGCAGAGAGCAATGCAACTATGAAGACCTGTACGACATCAACATCGCCACGCCGTGACCGCCGACCCCTCCCCCGTCTGCCCGACTTGCCACGCCCTGCGCCCAAGTCCATACGAACCTTGCCCTACCTGTGGCGAACTCGACTAGGGATGTAGACTGAACCAAAGGGGAACACATGACCGTAGTTGCAGCGTTAGTCACCAAGACCGGCTGGGCCTACATGGGCGCAGACATCGGCGCAAGTACGGAAGGTTCCTACTCGCTCATGGCCGACCCGAAAATCATGGCGTTCTACGATGACAGCCTGGTGGGGTACGCCGGTTCTATCCAGCAGGGTCGCAGGGCGTTCAACTTCCTGATGGACATCGCCGGCCCGAACAAGGTCAAAGCCTTCGAGGAGGCGTGGACTAAAGAGGACTACGGAGACACCGACTTCCTGTTTGTCGAGTCCGGTCGGATCTACGAAGTGCAGTCTGATGGCTCGGTGGTCGAGATACGCCCGAACGCTGATGGCACGGTCTACTCGGCAATCGGTGGGGGCGCACCCGTAGCTCTCGGGGCGCTCTACGTAGACCACATCGACCTGAACTCGGTACTTCAAGCGGTCGATGCTGCGAGCGCTCACGTGCCTGGCATCTACGGCCCACCCGTACTCATCGAATGTCCACCAGCGTAAGGAAATCATGCTGCTCAAAGGCAACTGCCTCGAAACCCTAAAGACCCTTGACACCGCCTCGGTGGACTCCATCGTCACCGATCCGCCATACGAGCTGGGCTTCATGGGCAAGTCGTGGGATAACTCCGGCATCGCCTACAACCAAGACCTATGGGCCGAGTGCCTACGGGTACTCAAGCCAGGTGGACACTTACTTGCCTTCTCCGGCTCTCGCACCTACCACCGAATGGTCGTAGCGATTGAGGACTCCGGCTTTGAGATACGTGACCAGATTATGTGGCTCTACGGTTCAGGCTTCCCGAAGTCGCTTGATGTGAGTAAGGCGATAGACAAGGCTGCCGGTGCGGAGCGAGAGGTAGTAGGTCAAAAAATCACCGGAAGGGCATTAGGCGGTAGCAACTGGAAAGATGGAGTGGCTGGTGGTCAGGAACAAGTTTCTGTCACAGCTCCGACCACCCCCGAAGCCCAACAATGGCAAGGCTGGGGAACCGCACTAAAACCAGCACACGAGCCAATCGTGGTCGCTCGCAAGCCCCTTATCGGAACGGTCGCTAACAATGTCCTGACCTACGGAACGGGTGCGCTGAACATTGACGGGTCACGGGTCAATTCGGGCGATGAAGCCGTGGCAACTTTCCTGCAAAAAGGAAATAAAAGCGCAAATGGCATTTACGGAAATGGGCTAAACGGTAGTAAATCCATTGGTGCAGTTACAAACTATGGTCGCTGGCCTGCCAACGTAATCCATGACGGTAGCGATGAAGTGCTGGCAGGGTTTCCGAACGAGGCAGCCCGTTTCTTCTACTGCGCTAAGGCCTCTAAGTCCGAACGTGACGCTGGGCTGGGAGAATTGCCTAAACAAGAGCAACAAGGTTCTTACAAGTTCAGAACAGATGGTTCGCTTGATGGTAAAGAAACAGAACCAAAAGCCAACATTCACCCCACCGTGAAGCCCCTAGCCCTAATGCGCTACCTCATCAAGCTCGTGACCCCACCGAACGGAGTAGTCCTAGATCCGTTTCTCGGTTCAGGCACTACCGCAGTCGCAGCGACACTAGAGGGCTTTGACTGGATAGGCTGCGAGATGACCGAGGACTACTTCCCGATTATCGAAGCCCGAGTTGAGTGGGCGCAAAACGAACACGCCAAAACCCTGTTCTAAACTAGAACTACGAACTTTACGATAGGCGAACGATGGCACTACCCACCAGAGCAGGCTTCATCCGCACCGAGCAGGATGCCCTGAACGACACCGAAGCCCTACGCCTGCGCTCACTTGGCTACTCCTACGGTCGGATCGCTGAAGAACTAGGCATCGCCAAATCCACCGCCTACGAGCGAACCCAACGCGCCCTCGCTGCAATTCCACTTGAAGCAGTTGAGGAGTACCGCACTATCCAGCGTGAGCAACTCGACAAGCTCATGGCATCTTGGCTACCCGAGGCCATCGCCGGAAACCCAAAGGCTGCGGAAATCGTGCTGAAGATAATCGAGAAGCGGTCAAAGATTGAAGGCACAGACCAGCCCATCAAGCACGAGGTCATTACCCTTGATGCCATTCAGGCCGAGATACTCCGACTAGAGGCTGAACTTGCAGACACCCCAGCAGAGGCTTGAAGCCCTACGGGAACTTCGTGACCTTGCCCTAATCGAGCAGGAGCGCAAGAACCGTGAGCGCACCGAGAAGGCCCTAGCGGAACTAGCCAACTCTCGCTACCGCACCAGCGCACGGCCTAACCAACTCCCACCCGAGGGCAACTGGTTCGTGTGGCTCATCTTGTCTGGTCGAGGCTTCGGCAAGACCTT